GTGGCAAAGTCCGTCTCTTTAATGAGATTGACCTCTCAGTTAATATGGTTCTTAAACACTACTTCGGTGGTTTTATGAATAGTGTTGTGTCAAAACACGCTACTCATTATTATACCATCGGCATGAACCCGTATACTGATGCAACATCACACATGCTTGTCCTAAATTCAATGGACGGCTACCTTTGCAATGCTGATTATACATCAATGGATAAAACCATATCAGCCCACTTGATCCGCGACTTTGTATTTGGCGTTCTCCGTGATAAATTCACAGAAGCGACAAAAGAAGCCATTGCAATCACTCTTACAAAGCGCTTGCACACCCAAGACGGGATACTATATTTTACCGACAACGGTAATGCGTCTGGGTCATATGTCACGACACTCATGAACTGTCATGCCGTGGCAAAAGTCACCATCTACACTTTTGTAAGAAAGTGGAAAGAACAGTACGGGTACCTTCCAACACTCAAGGAACTCGATGGTCATCTCAAAATGTTCATCCAAGGAGATGACGCTATTAGGAAGTTCTCAAATTCCATCAAGGTCTCACCATCTGACCTAATTGAGGATGCTGCTTTGTATGGTTTGCTTCAAACACCAGCAAAAACCGAAGGAGAAGTTGGGTTTTGTTCCAGGTCTTATGTTCATTACAGAGGACTGGTTTATTTCCCACAGCTCAAAAGTGAATCAATAATCGCAAACTTATTTTGGTTCACCAAAGCCGATACTGAGCAAGTCAAAGCAAACTGCGTATTTGCAGTTACTGAAGCATCAATGCATGATATCGCATTCTTTACGAAAGTAAAGAAAGCAGTTATCGCATTGTCAAAGAAGTTCAACTTCATGCTAGACTTACTAACATATGAGCAATACAGAGAGATGTTTTTCAACATCTGCTGTCCACAAGTCGGTTTTAAAGAGCCCGAAAACTTCAATATCAATGAAAATTTAACAATACAAGCAAATTCTCAAACAACAAACAAAATCAACATGCAGAATGACGCAGATTACGTCTCAAGAGTCTATTCAACCATTGCGAAGAGTAAGACACTTAAGCGAGCCACCCCGTACTCAGTCTTCACTCGTACAGGTACTGATGACTTGCCTGTGTGGACTTGTAATGTCCATTTGGCTAGTTCTGATGGCGATACACCCTCCATCCACTGTACAGGAACTGCCACCACCAAACGGGAATCTAAGCAAATGGCTTTTTACCATCTATCGCTCGAACTGAAGGACTCCTTAATACTACCTAAAAACATCGGTAGTTTGGAAGATGTCGAAGTCTTCAAGGACGAACTCCAGATTGACGTGTCTGGTTACAAGAAAGGCATTCCATACGCTATCACATTGCCAGTCAC